CTATGCCGTTATTCCAGTGGAATGCACAGTATCAGCAGCAGCCGACAGCAGAAGAAGCGGCTATTGTAAAAAGAGAGTGGTGGCAGATATGGGAGAAGGAAGATCCTCCTATGTGCGAGTATTTGATTATGTCGTTGGATTCTGCGGCAGAAAAGCATAACAGGGCTGATTATACTGCGCTAACTACTTGGGGGGTATTCTTCAATGAAGAGACAAATGCTCATAACATCATACTACTTAATAGTATAAAGGATCGTTTTGAGTTTCCTGAGTTAAAAGAGTTAGCTATGGAACAGTATAGTATGTGGGAGCCCGATGCATTTATTGTAGAGAAAAAGAGTTCCGGTGTTGCTTTATACCAAGAAATGCGGAGAATGGGACTTGTTATACAGGAATATACCCCTCATAGAGGGTCAGGTGATAAATTAGCACGTTTAAATTCTGTATCTGATATTATAGCTTCTGAGTTGGTATGGGTACCCCAAACTCGATGGGCTGAGGAAGTTGTTGAAGAGATTGCTGGGTTCCCGTTTATGAGTAACGATGATTTGGTGGATTCTACGGTTATGGCGCTTATGCGATTCCGTCAGGGTGGATTTATAACATTACCTACAGATGAGCCAGAAGAAACTAAATATTTTAAGAGACGCGGAAGCGGATATTATTAGAGGTTAAAGATGGCTATTGAGAAGAGTTTACAGGCAGAAGCTCCTGAAGGCGAGAACCTAACAGGCGAAGAATTAGAGATTGAGATCGTAGACCCAGAGATGGTTACGTTGGATAATGGTGACGTAGAGATTACTCTTATCCCGAGCGACGAAGAAGACATGTTAGATTTTGACGCTAACTTAGTTGACATGCTTGATGATAGAGAGCAAGCTATCCTTGCTGATGATCTTATTGGGCTTGTTGAAGCTGATACTCAGAGCCGGAAGGATTGGGCTGATACTTACGTAAAAGGACTAGACATCCTTGGATTTAAGCAAGAAGAGCGTACTACTCCATGGGAAGGTGCATGTGGCGTACATTCTACTGTATTAGCAGAAGCGGCTATTCGGTTTCAAGCAGAAGCTATGTCTGAGACTTTCCCTGCAGCAGGGCCGGTAAAGATTAAGGTTTTGGGCAAAGAGACCAAAGAGAAAGAAGCTGCGGGTGAGCGCGTTCGTGTGGACATGAACTACCAACTTACAGATCGTATGGTTGAGTATCGTCCTGAGCATGAAAGAATGTTATACAGCCTAGGACTTGCAGGATCTGCGTTTAAGAAGGTTTACTTTGACCCTACCCTAGACAGACAGTGCGCTTTGTTTGTCCCTGCAGAAGACGTTATAGTGCCTTATGGAGCGTCTAACATAGAGTCTGCGGAACGTGTTACTCATGTAATGCGTAAGACTAAAAATGATTTGCGTAGACTACAAGCCAACGGGTTCTATGCAGATAAAGACCTAGATGACCCTACTCCATACCATACAGACATTGCTGAACGTAAAGCAGAAGAAGGTGGTTATTCTTTAACTGACGATGATAGATATACGTTGTTTGAGATCCACGCTAACCTTGTTATTGATGGTATTGACGACGAAGATGACCTAGCCAAACCCTACGTTGTTACTGTAGAACGTGGTACGGGTGAATTACTATCTATTAGACGTAATTATGACGAAGACGATGAGTTAGAACAGAAGCGTCAACATTTCGTACATTACTCCTACGTGCCCGGATTTGGCTTCTACGGCCTTGGACTGATACATATAATAGGTGGGTACGCTAAAGCAGGAACGTCGATTATACGGCAATTGGTGGACGCTGGTACGCTATCTAACCTTCCGGGCGGGTTAAAATCACGTGGTTTACGTATTAAAGGTGATGATACTCCTATTGAGCCGGGTGAGTTTAAAGACGTAGATGTACCATCAGGCAGTATTCGCGAGAATATTATGCCCCTACCTTATAAAGAGCCTAGTCAAACACTACTAGCGTTACTTAATCAGATCACTACAGAAGGGCGTAGGTTGGGTGCTATTGCGGATATGGATGTTTCTGATATGTCTGCGAACGCGCCAGTAGGTACTACCCTAGCTATATTAGAGCGTACACTAAAGCCTATGGCTGCTGTACAGGCTCGTGTGCATTATGCGATGAAGTTAGAGTTCCGTATGCTCAAAGAGATCATGGCAGAAAATGCGCCAGATGAGTATTCGTATGAGCCCGCTAGAGGCGAAGTTAGTGCTATTAAGGAAGATTACTCTATGGTAGAAGTTATACCTGTAAGTGATCCTAATAATACGACTATGGCACAGCGTGTAGTTCAGTATCAGACTGTATTGCAGATGTCACAGCAAGCTCCACAGATATATAACCTACCCCAGTTACACCGTCAGATGATTGAGGTGTTGGGCGTGAAAAACGCGGACAAGTTGGTACCTACGAAAGACGATGTTAAGCCAACAGATCCGATCAGCGAGAACATGAATGCGCTAACGGGTACCCCCATAAAAGCGTTCCTAAGCCAAGATCACCAAGCTCACATAACAGCTCACCAGTCGTTCTTACAAGATCCTTCGGTTACGGGTTCTTTAGGTAAGTCTCCTGCAGCTCAAGCAATGGTAGCATCACTACAAGCTCACATAGCAGAGCACGTAGCGTTTAGATACAGAGCACAAGTAGAGAAGAAGATTGGTGCTACATTACCATATCCTAACGAAGAGTTAGTGCCAGAGTTAGAAGTAGAAATGTCTAGGGTAGCAGCTGAGGCTAGTTCGCAAGTTAAGGACGAAAATGCTCAACAACAAGCGCAGCAACAAGCTCAGAAGCAAGCACAAGATCCTATCCTACAATTGCGTCAACAAGAAGTGCAACTCAAGCAGCAAGAAGTGCAGCTTAAAGCCCAGAAAGACCAACTTGAAGCTCAGATCAAGCAAGCTGAGGTACAACGCAAAACTCAGAAAGACCAGATGGATAACCAGATTGACCAACAACAGTTGGAAATTGAACGTCAGGAGTTGCAGATTGATGCACAAAAAGCTGGCGCTAAACTGGCAGCAGATAGACGTACTGCCAATACTAAACTAGACCTAGATATGGTTAAAGCTAGGACTGATGCGATGAATAAACAACGTAAGGAATAACTTATGACTACCGTCTTAGACGTGCTAAAAGAAAAACTCGAAGAACATGTTTCTTCTGCACAAGAGTATCTTAGTAGTGGGGGTGCGAAGGATTACGCCCAATACCAAGAAACTGTAGGTTTGATCCGAGGTCTCGAAACCTGCATATCGTACACAAATGACCTCTCGCGCAATTACTTGGATGAAGATGATGACTGATTTAAAGATTATACAGAAAGATCCGGAAAATGAGAAAGAGCTAGAAGATGCGTTACCAACGCCTGTTGGATATAGGGTGCTGGTTGCTTTACCTGAAGTAGAAGAAACTTTTGGGGAAAGTCGCATTGTTAAGTCTAGTAAAGAGCAACACCTAGACCACGTACTATCTACTATCGGTTTAGTGGTAGATATGGGTACAGAAGCCTACTCTGATAAAGAACGGTTTGCTGCTCCATGGTGTAAAGAAGGTGATTATGTAATGTTCCGTGCTAATACTGGCACGCGTTTTAAAGTGGGCAACACTGAGTTTCGTTTGATGAATGATGATTCAATTGAAGCCGTTGTAGCCGATCCCCGTGCTGTAGCACGAGCGTCATAAGGAGAGTAACATGGGTTTTCAAAAAGTAGAGTTTGAGTTTCCTGATGAACAGGAAGAAAAGAAAGACCTCGAGATCGAGGATTCTGGGGCCGTAGAAATTGATGTCTCAGGTAAAAAAGAAGCTGACGACTATAGAGAAAAAGAAGTAGAAGTAGAAGTCGAAGCTAAGGAAGAAAAAGAAGTTGAAATCGAAGTAGTCGATGATACTCCTAAGAAAGACCGTAAACGCAAAGCATCTGCAGCACCAGAAGATGTTACGGATGAGGAGTTAGAAAACTACTCTGAGAAAGTTCGTAAGCGTATCCAGCATTTTAGTAAGGGCTACCATGACGAGCGTAGGGCAAAAGAATCGGCTGAGCGTGAACGTAGGGAGCTAGAGCGCTATGCTAAGCAACTAGCTGAAGAAAACAAATCGCTACTAGATACAGCTAACAAGTCTAATTTAGCCCTTATAGAGCAAGGCAAAAAAGATGCGGAGAAAGACGTAAATGTAGCTAAATTCGCATACAAGAAAGCGTATGAAGCAGGTGATGCCAATAAATTAGTGGCTGCACAAGAAAGACTTACAGACGCTAAAATGAAACTAGATAAGCTAAGTACAGTAGATACCTCTTTACAAGAGAGGGAAACTCCTGTACAAATGCAAGAAACGCAAGCAGAAACTCCACAAACAGACGTAAGAGCTAAAGAGTGGGCAGAAGACAACACTTGGTTTGGCTCTGATGATGAGATGACTGCTTACGCTATGGGTGTACACAATAAGGCTGTCAAAGAAGGCCTTGACCCTAGCAGTGATGAATACTATGAGAAAATTAATTCTCGTATGCGTTCTACCTTTTCGGATTATTTCGGAGAGGAGGAACACCAAGAAGAGCAAGAAACTGAAACTAAGAAGCGAAAATCTAATGTGGTCGCTCCCGCTACGCGGAGCACGTCGCCAAAGAAGGTGACATTAACGCGGACACAAGTGGCTATCGCTAAGAAGTTAGGAGTACCGCTCGAACTATACGCCAAAAAGGTTGCTGAAGAGATGAGGAATAGATAATGGCTGATAACAGACTAGATCGTGAATTAGAAACCCGTGAGAAAACTGCCCGTAAAACTGCATGGAAACGTCCAGAGGTTTTACCGTCCCCCAATCAAGAAGAGGGGTATGTATATCGTTGGATTAGGATTTCTACCCGAGGGAATGTAGACGGCATGAACGTCTCATCTAAATTGAGAGAAGGTTGGACTGCTGTGAAAGCGTCAGATCACCCAGAAATTACACTTGTTACTATCGAGAATGATAGATTTAAAGACAATGTAGTTATTGGTGGGTTGATGTTGTGTAAAGCGCCTGTAGAGATGGTTGATGAGCGTAATGCTTATTATAACCAGCAATCACAGTCGCAAATGCAGTCAGTCGATAACAACCTTATGAGGGAAAATGACCCTAGAATGCCCCTATTTAACGATAGGAAATCTAAGGTTACTTTCGGAAAAGGCTAAATTAATTTAATTTTTTAGGAGTTTAAGATGGCTACTACAGCTTCTCCATACGGGTTAGTTCCCGTAAAAAATGCCGATGGGTCTGCCTACAACGGCGCTCGTGACGCATATTTATTAGATCCTGCCGGTGTGGCCCAAAACATTGGTTACGGATCAGTTGTAATTTTAAAAGATGGTTTTGTTCAACTATCGGTTAAGAAAGGTTCTGCTAACGATGCTAACAATTTTGCTGCTGTTGCTAATGGCGGTGCTTTGGGTGTATTCGTTGGTTGTGAGTACGTTAACGCTCAAGGCCAATTGATCTTCGATCAGTATTACCCATCAGGCACTACTAACGCTACTGCGTACGTTGTAACTGACCCGGGCGTTACTTTCCAAGCTCAGGCGGATGCTCCTGTTGCACAAGCCCTGCTAGGACGTAACACGTTCTTTGCATCTACTCCGGGCGCGACTGATAGTATTAGCACTTCTACGGGCAAATCTGTTTTGGCTGTTGATGCTACTGCTGTTGATACTACTGCTGGCTTTAAGATTGTTGGTTTTAGTGATCGCGGTGAGTCTGCGGTTGGTGATCTGTTTACAGATGTACTAATCAAATTTAACAATAACTATCACGCGTTCGCCAATGGCGATGTAACGTCATAATAGGAGAAATAACTAATGGCTATTTCAAGATCACAACTGCTTAAAGAGTTACTTCCCGGACTGAACGCTTTGTTTGGTTTAGAGTACTCTAAATATGGTGACGAGCACGCAGAAATCTACGAAACTGAGACTTCTGATCGTTCGTTTGAAGAAGAAACTAAACTGTCAGGATTCGGTTCTGCACCTACTAAGTCTGAAGGCGCATCAATCGAGTATGACACTGCGCAAGAAGCGTTCACCGCTCGCTACACGCACGAAACCGTTGCTATGGGTTTTGCAATCACTGAAGAAGCGATTGAAGATAACTTGTATGACTCTTTGTCTGCTCGTTATACCAAA